TTCATCAACAATTAATCCAAAATCAGAATCAATTCCACCATATAAAATCAATTCTCCTTCTTTCGAAATAGAAAGAAGATAATATGCTGACCTATCCCCCACCTCTTTTACTCTAAGATTTACAAAACTCCCATCATTCTCCAAATAAAACTCCATCTCTTTCCCATTTACATTCAATATCTTCATACATCCCACCTTCCTTCTATCCAATTAAGGATGTTTTATTTAATGTTAATTAGAATTATAGTACAGTTATTTTATTGTGTCAAGTAAAAAATGAAAAAGATTTGAAAAAAATTAAAAGTTTTTCACGAAGGTAAAATACTATAAAAGCCCCTCATGACAGAACATGACAGGGCTTTTAGCTAAAAGTTGAATGGAAGTATGGAGAAACTTAGAAAACTCTATAGTACCTTAATATGTGTACAATACTGTAACCTTTCAATCACTTCCCAACCATCTTTGAAAGTTTCAACACTTCTCTCATTAACAACTCTACTCCCTTTCTCAAAGACTCCTCTTTCTTCTTTCCATATCGATTGATCATCTGCTCTGCTGCTTCCACCATAAACTCCGATCGGGTTCTATTATCAGCCTCAGCATAAGCAGAAAATCTATGAGCTTGGTCATCAGTAACATATACACTAATCTTCTTCTTCATCTTCATCCCCTTCTATCAATCGAAAACAATCTTTATCTTATATCCCTTATACTCCATCTCTTCTACTACATCACTCATCTTCCATCTCCCTATTCAAAAATCTCTCTGGATCTACAAGAATCTCATAATGCAAATGATTTCCTGTACTCAACCCTGTATTTCCTACCTTCCCTATCATCTGTCCCTTCGTAACTTCCTCTCCCTCCCTTACAAATGTCTTTGAAAGATGTCCATAAAACGTGGCCCAACCATCATCTCCTACTACTAATAAACATCCTCCATAGACAACATGACCTTTCCAATACCCATCAGGAGGAGGAAAATGAGTCCTTACTTTCCCTTCATGAGTAGAGACCACAATAGTTCCCTCTGCTGAAGCTATATCTATGGCCGTATGAAATCCGGATCTTCCACCATACCCTCCTTCTCTATACCCAAATCCACTGGATACCCACTCTCGTTCAGAATCTACTAATGGCCAAATATCAGGATCATCAGCAAACCCTAAAAACGAAACAAACATCAAAAGAATAACCAGAACTTTCATTCTACCCTCCATAAAACAAAGAGAGGCCGAAGCCTCTCTAATTTTCTACTACATCCTTTACAAGCTCAACCATCTTTGTCTTTACAGAACTACTCGGTAACATCGTTCTTTTGAACAACGTTTCCGGATTCCTATAATTCCGCAAGTGATCCAGATACTCAACTCCAGCCGACCACAATCCATAAGCTGTTCTACGATGAGGCTCTGGAATTGTCACACTATTATCCAACAGATTCTGAACCTCAAATCGAGCATTATCAATATTCCTCTGAACCCTCTCACTAACCTGTATTTCTTTCGACACATCCGGAACAGGATCTGGAATAAAGCGCATCAGAAAGTCCTTTACCTGTTCATCTCTGACCTCTATCTCTGCAAGCTCATTAGCCAAGTGGAGAAACTCTTCATGCTGTTTTCTCGTCAAAAACAAAGCTTGTTTTGCCTGATCTATCCTGTCCATCACCTTCTTCGTATGCTTGAAGGTATACTGCAATCCAGATCCTCTCGACTCTGCTTCGGCTGCTGTAAATGTATTCCAACATACTACCCTGACTGATATTGCTTGAGCTTTACAAGCGGCTGTTCCATCATGAGTAGTCGAAATCATCACATACGGATAAACAGGAGAATTATCTCCCTTTACCTGCAAAGGTTCATCTAACCGAACAAGAACCCACAGAAGCCTCCCTTCTTTAAGAACTCCCGCTGTCTCATACTTCATGTTCTTCTGTTCCATCAAAGCATCAACAATATCCCACAAAGTATCATTCTGAACTACCTGATAGGATCCTTTTACAACCGAAAGCATCCTCCCGTTATCACTCCTAACAAGAGCTTTCCAATCATTCATTGAAAAGATATTACTCGCTGGAATAACTTGATCTCCGGTATCTTCCTTAGCAATAGCTATAGGCTTCTCCAACACATCCCAATCGTGTCCAGCAAACTTAATTGCCTCTTCCCTTCCGGGATAGTCATCCAACACTACTGCAAGCCCATGCCACGCTGGTTTACGAACAGCAAATCCTACTTCAAACTCATGACTCATATTCTTCCTCCTCTATAATATTACTTAATTGCTCACCCACCACAGCTTTTTCTTCCTTCGTCATATATGGATCACCTATTTTGAAAAGCTTCTCCAATCCTTCTCTCTTACCAAACCTCTTTAAGTTCTTTCCTTCTATCAACTGAGCTTTTGCTTCCTCATCAGCATCCGAATCAATATCTACAAACAAAACACCTTCTATTGTACTTGGTCCTATCTGAAAAACCTCATCCAAAATCCCTTTGTAAATCGAAACAACTGTTATACTAGCCATCTCATCTCCTATTATTTTATCAAACTAATCTTGTCTCTCAATCCAGATACATTCCACATAGCCACCATTTTCCTACCAGTAGCTGAATAAATCAATACTACAACCTCATCAGAATCCATCAACTCCTCCAAAAACCCTTCCGTCATAAACACAGCCTCTCCATCAGAAGATAAACTTACTCTGAATGTTTCAGGATCTTTATCATCAAACTTAACAGATATATTACGAGAATCCGAATCAAGACTGTAACCACCCCAGTGGATAAAAGACTCATAACCTTCTCCATCTTTTCTAACAGCTATAGCAGGTTCCATCAATGTCCCCTGAGAAACCGCAGCCTCATTAAACAGAAACGCTGTAGTTGTCCCTGCCATTAAATCTTCAGATTCCACAACCTCCCATTCTGCCATAGCAAATTGAGTCAGCAATACTAACACCACCACAAATAACATCTTCCTCATCTTCTTACTCCTTATTCTGTTACTTTCGAAATCCCATCTTTCAAAGACACTTCATGTACCCTATCAGCCGCATCAATCAAATCCTTATTATGAGTTACCATAATAAACTGCACACCAAGCTTATCTGAAAGCTCCTTCATCATCATTCCAGCCTTCTGTTGCAAGTCTCTCGATACAAATCGGAACGGTTCATCCAATACCAACAATGGACGAATCTTCTTTGACTTATACAACAATGACCAGAAAACCACTCTCAATGCAAACGAAGCTATATCAACCGCCCCTCCTCCAGTAGCGCTCATCGGATCTACTCGCTGTCCATCACGAACAAACCAACATTCAGCTACTGTTCTATTTGCTTTAATCTCAAACGATACCTCAAACTCATAAGGCTCTGGAAATACAGCATCTAAGGCCATACTAACTATCGACTCTATATGATACTTCAACTCCTCCTGTGTCTTTTGAGCTACCATCTGTAGAATCGTTTGGGCCTCAAGAATATTATTCAATTCTCCTTCAAGTCTTTCCATCTTTACACCAAGCTCATCTCTGCTCTCTGTCAGTGCTTGTCTCCTTCCCTCAAAATGTGACAACTTATCCCTGTAATTCTTCATACTTCCTCTCTATCTCCTTCTCCTTCGATTGGATCTTCTCATCAAGCTCCTCAATATCAGCATCCATCTTATCTATGAGAAGTTTTGCATCTTCAACTGAATCACACTCAAACTCTCTCTTCAACTGAGATTCAAGCTGTTCCTTCTTTCCTTCCAAACGACTCTTCTCTGACTTCTTTTTCTCAATCCTATCTTTCATATCCATCAGCTTTTCACTATTCATCACTTTCCTCCTTAATTTTCAATACATGACAACTCATTTTGCTGGGGTTTCCACAGCTTTCCATACCATTGTCTCTACACTATCTTCTACAGGATTCTCTTGAAGATGATTCCTCAAATTATCCTCAAAACTAAGTCCAACCTCATACTCATTCCTCATATTCTCTACAAACGAGGCTATCTTCTCATCCCTCTCTTCTCTGTCCTCTTTGTAAGAAAGATCAAACACATCCTTCTCTATAGGCAAAAGAACATGATCAAGAGATCGATATTGCGTATCATAAATAAACACTGCAGGTTCCTCATCTACATCATCCGCTCCCATTCTCAAAAGACCACCAGGATTCACCAACAATGACTCTTCATGATTCTTAGACAAAAACTTTTCATGATTATGGCCAGTCACAAACAGATCTACATTTGGATGCTTTCTAAGAATACTATTCCCTTTTACTCCTCCAGGGATCCATTCTTTTCCTAATACCATACCATGCCACAGTACAATCTTATTATCCTCTTCATCAAAATCCTCTTTAAGATCGGTTCCCCACCCACGTCCTATTACCTTCCACTTTTTATTATGATCCTCAAGATCAACAAACTGTTCTTCTTTATCATGGATGTTTTCAACATACCCTCCACGAATGAGAACTCCAAGTGACGATCTTCCAAGTTCCTTCATACTATGGTACGGCAAATCATGATTCCCAGGGATCACAAGAACTCTAACTTTATATTCATCAATAATATCCATCATCAGAATCTCAAGCATCTGAGACTGAACAGGTCTTCCAACATTGAATACATCCCCAGCATGAAGAATAGCCTCCACATCATACTTACAAGCTATTTCAAAAACAAACCTAATCTTTCTTTCCATAGCTTCATAGAAATTATCCTTTCTGGCTACTGGAACATCATCTCTTATATGCCAATCTGCTGTAAGTAAGAACTTCATTCTTCATCCTCCATAAGCCATTTCACTACATCCTTATTATTACGAATAAAATCAAAAACACCATAACTCAAAGACGTAATTTGTTTTTCTTCCAAACTCCCAGCCAAATACCTTTCATCAATTGCATGCAAACATTCATGCAATAAAGCTTCCTTCTGTCTAGTAACTGGATACGAACTTCCTATTTTCATTTTAATTTCATCAAATAAATGATGTCCAAACAACACATCTCCACCACTAATTAACTTTTCCTCAAACTCAACATCATAATTTAAGGCTCCTATTTTGACTGTCTTAGGAGCATTCATTTCTTATCCTCCTTTCTAATCCCCATAATAAAGAACCCAGTAAAAAACAAAATTGCTCCTGGAATCCATGAAACAAAATACAAAAACAATAACCAAGGATCTTCATGCAAAACCACCATAAAAGTTGGAGCAAATAACATCACAACCCATCCTAAAACAACAAAGAAAATACCAATAACCTTATCCAACTTTTACCTCCTGCCCACAAAGAGGACACACTTCCGGCATTGTCCTATCAAACAAATCCTGTTCATAATAAATATCATCTTCTATCTTCTTAATACTTCGAATAGAACTCTTCAAAGAACTAACCAAATCAACAAGAGCATTCATCTTATGATCCTTAAACTCTCTATCTATCTTTATATCTTCCAACTCATTCAAATCACTAATCAATCCATCATAGTCAAAATCCTCAATAACAATCGAATCAAGCTCATCCACTATACCGACCATCCGATCCTGGCTTTCTTTCTTTTCATTCCTAACTTCTATCAACTTTTCTAATATATGCAGATCTTCCTCCGCTCCACTTATCCAACCAAACTGACTCAAATCAATCTGACTAAGAGGATCCACTATATTCCTAAGCTTCTCCTTATGCTCTTTCTTTCCATCAGACAGACCATACAAATACTCATATTCCTCTATCTCTTTCTTAGCCTCATCTATCCAATCCAAGTCCTCTATTTTCGTATGAACCTCTATGTACTCAGAATCTATTCTCTTCTTTTCCTTCTCAGTATCTCTTTTCCACTTATTTACATTGGATACCGCCACATCCATCTTATCCAGATTCACAACTCGATTCAGCTTTTTGGCTATCTCTCCAGACGAATCAGACAACAGAAAAACAGAATCATGCTGCCCTTGAACGTTAATCTCATCCAGATTCAATTTCTCCTCTATTGGCCGAGGAACATTAGACCCCATTCCCTTGTACACCTCACCATCGAAACTATATTCATTTGTACTTGATCCCCTCCTACGAATAATCTCTTTCCCATCCACTTCAAGTACAACTTCCATATCCCCCTTTACTTTCCCATCTTCCTTAGCCCAGTGAGAAACCATACTCTCTCCTGACGGTTTGTTACTACACACAAGACTAAGAGCCCTTAAAATAGAAGACTTCCCACTATCTGAGGAACCCACAATTACATTCAATCCTTCTCCAAACTCTATCTCACTATTCTTATGAGACTGAAAGTTCCGAAGCTTAATCTTCTCTATCATCTACAATACTCCTTTCTCCAGGAAGCTATAATAACCACCATCAGTAACAATCATAAAATCTATAACCTCTATACCTATAAGCTGTCCAGCTTCTTTCAAACGACCCTTCACATCACTATCTTCTTTAGAATATTCTAAGTTTCCAGAAGGATGATTATGAACTAAAAGAACAGCAACAGCATTCTCTCTAATAGCCTCTCTAAAAACTTCTCTTGGATGTACCATTGTTCTATTTACTAATCCCTTAGAAACCTCATGAACCTTAATTACTTTACGCTCTCCATCCAAAATCAAAGACACAAAATATTCTTGTTCTTTATTCCTATACTTTCTTACATAAGGCAAAACATCTTGAGGATATCTAATCCTATCCCTCTTCTTCCCTCCACCAGAAACTTCTTTCAAAAGCAATAACAACTCTTCTCGATCCAACTCATCATAATTTACTTCCATCTTCCATCTCCTTAAACAAAGGGAAGGGAACCATTTTTACCGGAGGCTCCCTTCCCATCAATTATAATACGCCAGAAATCAATTATTTGGAGAAACCTACATGGGCCACTTCCATGCGCCCCTCCCAGGCAAAATCGGGTTCTTTGAAACCAAGGCTTCTGCTGGTGCGACCAGAAGCCACGTTCTGCCTTCTCACAAAAAACAGAACGTACCATCTTCTATCCATCTACTCCTCCTCAAATATCTATATATGATACAACCGTAATTACTCTCTGACAGTAGGATTCCACATATTCCTTCTGTATCTTTTCAGACACTTTCTTTCTCAATTCCATGTACTTCTCATTAAACTTTTTTATCCCCTCCTCATTTACATTTATTCCATACTCTAACCAGAACCTCATATCCCTTACAATTGCCCAAAAGGTCTCATACTCATTCTTCCAAATCTGCTCATCATAAAGCCCTTTTGCCTCCAACTTTCCCTTAATCTCTTCCATCTTCTTTTTTGAAACTTCCATCTCTTCTCTCCTTTTCCTTTACTATAACTTAATTATAATCGATTATTCAGATTATGTCAAGTAGAAAATGAAAAAGTTAAAAAATGAAGTAGACGGGATTCGAACCCGCACGATGCTGTGCACTTTCCCTTCAACAGGTACCCATTTACCACCGTCGTCACTAACACACCACATGGATTGCATGTCTACCAATTCCATCACTACTTCATAAGCCTCCGGAGGGAATTGAACCCCCGACCTTCCCTCAGTACGATGCTTGGCCTTTGCATTCATACTGATTGTCTAACTGACTGGATGCTCTACCACTAAGCTACAGAGGCAAATACTAATCGAAACTTTTAGTTTTCAAATGATCATTTAAGAGAGATTGAAAAAAGTCCCAATCAACTATCACTATCGGTTTTCTAAAAGCCTTTCTTTTGTGGACAATCACCCACTCTGTTCCTTCCTTCTTATTACGCTTAGCCTGAGCAACAGTAGTCTCGATCCCAAGTTTCTCAGTAGACTTACATTCAATCGAAAGAGGAAGAAGCCTAAACGCCTTCCCCCTCAATATCACATCTACCCCAGACTGGCCCATAGGACGAGACTGAATCTCCATCTCATCTTCCGGACCCCACGGAATCGCAGTTAAACCAGACAGCTTTTCAGCTACCCATTTTTGAAGATTTCTCGCTTTACTTTTTCTTGACGCTACACTAATAGACATTTATCCCTCCCCTTCATCACCTATTTCCTTTCTTATTATTTTCTCAATCTTAACAGCTTTCTCAGGATTTTCTTCCAACCAAACAGAAGCATTATCAGCACCCTGACCCATACGCTCATCACTAAAAGAATACCAACTACCACTCTTATTGATTATCTCTTTTCTCACAGCGGTATCAAGTAAACTTCTATACTTATCTACCCCTTTTCCGAAAATAATAGAGATCTCTATCTTCCTGAATGGAGGAGCTACTTTATTCTTCACTACTTTTACTCTTACACGATTCCCAATAGACTCCTGCCCTCTATCTATACTCTCTATTCTTCTAATCTCCAAACGAATTGACGTATAGAACTTTAGAGCCCTTCCACCTGTAGTAGTCTCTGGATTACCAAACATAACTCCAATCTTCATACGAATCTGATTGATAAAAATCAAAACTGTATTTGTCTTTTTGATAATCCCATTCAGCTTTCTCAAAGCCTGACTCATCAATCTAGCTTGCAACCCCATATGGCTATCACCCATCTCACCATCTATCTCTGCTTGAGGAGTAAGGGCTGCAACCGAATCAACAACAATTATATCTACTCCTCCAGATCTTATTAAAGACTCAGCTATCTCAAGAGCCTGTTCCCCACTATCAGGTTGAGAAATCCACAACTCCTCCATCTTTACTCCAAGATTCCTTGCATACTGTGGATCAAGAGCATGTTCAGCATCAATAAATGCTGCAACTCCTCCAGCCTTCTGAGCCTCTGCTACCGCATGAATAGCCAATGTAGTCTTTCCAGAATTATGCACAACAAACCCATTTGCTACAAAATTATTATATGGAACAAAACACTTAATATCATAAGTATCTCTCCACCCAACTGTAACAATACTCTCAATAAAATCCTCATTAGCAACAAACCTCAAATTATTATGATTTTCAAGTGAATGGTGTCTATAATGATCAGATTTACTTATTACTTGGAGATTCTCAAGAACATCATTTTTACAATTACCATCTACATGATGAACATCCATATCTTCTGGAACCGTCCACAAATCACCAATAGGTTTATCTGAGTTCAACAAATCCACATAATCTTTATAAGAATATCCATTTTTGTCAGCTTCAACTAACAAATGAGATTTCCTCACTCTAAACCTTATATAGCTATACTTCTTGTTTCCTCTTCTATCATTGGCAGTAACTATCTTCTTTCTTCCTCCAGGATGTCTTTTCAAAAATACTTCAGAGTACCTAATACTTTTATGCTTCTTTACATTGCATTTGTTATTATGAACAAAGACGTTTGAACCTACAAACAAATCACCAAGAGGAACATACTTCTCTCCATCAAAAAACTTATGATCCTTAGTACAAACAATCTCCTTTCCACCAACAGACCTAACCAAATAACATTGTTTCCTTCCAGTAAAAACCACATTAGCAATCTTATTGGAAAAAACACAATTTTCTTCATTTATAGAGGACACATAAAAATCACTATCTTCTGTAACTTTCCTCTGGTAAAATCCTTTTCCTCCTCTTTTTATTCCATGAAACCTTTCATAAAGCCTCTTTATTGTTCCTCCTTTATGATTCTGTATTTTCCCATTCTTGCTCCAAATAGAATATTGAATATGAGTATCTTTATCCAAACAAGATTCCGGACCATATATCTCAGTAATCCTTCCTCTTGGATATCCCCATACTCCAACAGCCTCATCTAACTGAATGTTCCCAGTGGAAATAACTGGGATATCCGGGAAAGCACCATCATCATACCTCATGATGCTTCCTCTTCCAAACTTCTTTTCTATTTCCAAAGTAGCTGATTCAAGAGCCTTCCGTCTTTCCTCTGTTCTACTATTTTTTTCTTCTACTTCTTTTGCCTTACTCAATCTCTGACCCCTTCATAGAAAAAAGATCCTTCACACCACCATAAAAAGCAAACAATGTTTCAACCTCTTTTTATCCTCTTCAGTTTCACATTCTTTCAAAAGTTCTTCTTTCACTTTCCCTTCATCACCAGCATGGTATTCATCAGCCCTTTTCTTAATACCTGTTATCCATACCAATAAATCAAAAAGATTCATCTATTTTCCTCCAAACACTTTCTGGAAATCAGACTCCTTAACACAATATCTTCCTCCTAACTGCATTAGAACCCCAGCCTCTTTCGAAGCTTTAATAGCATTGTACCTGGAAACTCCTGCCTTCTCCTGCACATCTGGAAGTGAAATCAACTTCTCTTTCGAACCAAAATCATCCTTATAGTGCATCTCCAGCATTTGAAGCACCCCTTCCTCATTCAACTTATCTGTATCTTCTCTCAGTTTCTCCATCCAGCGACTAACAGTAGTCCAGTCCGGGGGCATATGCCCCCGAACTCCGACTATACTACTAATATACTGGCGAACTTCAGATACAGAGCTTTCACTACTGATCCTCTTCATAGCTTTCATAAGCCTCCTCGCATTTTGCATATGTTTCATCATCACATTCAATACCGCATTTCTTCCTATCGGTATCAAAATCCTCACCAAAAATCAGTCCATACGGACATTCACTTCCATAGGAAAGTTCACCTTTCTTTTTGCGAGGCTTCCTCTCTTCCTTGGCCTCTTCCCCTTTCTCCGGCTCTTTCCTCTTTTCACTTCTTTTGACTCTCTCTTCCCTCGGTTTCTCCTGGGGCTTCTCATCCTCTGCAGACGCTTCCCTATAATCTATGGTAGTTATCTCCCCATTGTAAAACTGCTCCACTTGCTCATAAGTGGGAATATTGAGAAGCATTTCAAGAGCAATAGATCTATCCAGGATCTCTTCAGGAAGCGGATCTCTGTCCACAAACTCAAAATCCTTAAACTCACTGAACTTAAATCTACCACTACGATTCTCATCTACCCAGCACTTAATCATAGCCCCATCTTCAAGATCAGAGTAATCAAAGAACCCCCTCTCCGACCTACTCAACTTTCCCTTCAACTCACGATGAAAAAGTTTTTCAGAAACCTCAAATATCTTGATCTCGTCGGTCCTGTTTTCCATTACATTATACAACACACGACGAGAAGGCCATGGAAGATTCTGCTTACTTCCATCAGCTTTCAATTCCCGAGCATGTTCACATATCGGACATGGTTTACCGAATGTCATATCAAGACACAACACAGACGAAGAATCCTGTGGCCCTATCCCTCTATGGATACCAAACTCCAGAAAATAATCTTCATCTCCAATTTCCATCCGACCTGCTACCACCTCCGGGTGATTTTCCGACCGAATAATATATGGAAGAATATGAAACTCCAAAGCATTTCCTCGTTCTTCTTTGAAGAAATCAAACTCAAATCCATGTTTCCCAAGAGCATAGGAACCAGAGAAACTTCTATTTGCATCATCCTTGTCCCTATTCATCCTCTCCTTCTTTCGCTTCCTTCTCTCCTCTCTAGTATCCCTACTCATCATCTTCTCCTTCTACTCTACCTTCATCCGTCTGGAACGCCTCATTTGCTATATAACTGATATCTTCTTTTTTAGCACGAAATCCAAGTAATCTACTTGTCTTAAACTTCAATTCAGAAAATACATCAATAGGATCTTCTGAATCATCAACTTCGGCTTTCATTTCAATGGTCTCAGTTTCAAAATTGCCTAGGTTCCTTACTCGACGATAGGATATTTCTTTAATCTTCATTGCTCTCATCTCTCCTTCTTCTCTTCTGTTCACGGATATTATCCATCCTTCCAACTTTCGGTTCCGCATTGTAACCAAAAATGAACAGATCAACCATCTTCTCCAAAGCTTTCTTCCTATGAGAGAAAGCCTCCACAGCACCACCAAGAAGCTTCACCCTATATGAAGCCTCATTCAATTCCTTTACTTTCTTTTGCACCTCCTCATCTTCCTTCAGAAGAGACTCAATCGTCCCTTCCGTCAACTTCGAAATACTACGAGAGTAATTTCCCTCACGTATATCCAAATCCTTCTTTGCCTTCAAGACATCCAACTCTTCCTTCAAATCAGCTTTTTCCTTTTCTGCATTTGCAAGCATCTCAGAATACCGCTGATAAAGTCCGGGCTGTGCCTCCCACTCATGATCCAGATTATCCGGATCAATTCTCAATTCTTCCTCATAAGATTCACTCATCTTCCATTCTCCTTATTCACAAACTTCATAGCACATCGCAGTCAATCCTGCTTTTCCACTATTGTAAAGCGGATCTCGAAACACATCGATAATATCAAATGCTCTATCCATCCCACTGTTCAACAAAACCGCATTCATATATCCCAGTACAGCACGACGAACACTTTCCGGTTCTTCTTTCAGCCCCTTAATTATCTTTGACACCTCCTTCCAAGAAGCATTTTTGAGAAGCTTCTGGCACAATTCCCTAACCTCCGGAGAAGCTCCTTCAGTAACAATTACTGACTTTGCTTCTTCCGGATCTTCAACATCCATCACCTGCTCAAGAGCAATCACAGCACTTCGAGCAGACCCCTCAGCATACTCTATAATCGTATCATACACTTCCTGTTCTACTTTCTTCTTATGCTTCCTTGCTATCCTTTTAATAAGGTATAACAAGTCCTCATCAGTCAAAGCATTCAACTTAAACTTAGCAGATCTCGTATGAATCGCCTTCTTCAACTTAGATGGATTCTCCGTCAACAGAAAATAGTACGTCATTCTCGGAGTATCTTCCAAAGGCTTTTTCATAGCCGACTGCCATGAATCACTTGCCTTATCTACCTCATCCAAAATATAAACCTTCGCCTTTCCTTCCATCGGCATCATTGAAGCATCCACTGTCAAATCACGAGCACTGTCTACTCCAGTCTCATTTGACACGTTCCTTTCTTGAATCCCCATCCCCTCTGCTCCAAGTTCATACGCACAAATCCGAGCCAAGGTAGTTTTACCAACTCCACTCGGACCATGAATCATATACACATGAGGGCGAGTTTCCGAAGCCACCATAGCCTTTAATGAATCAACTATTGATTGATTCCCTACCACCTCATCGAAACTCTCTGGCCTTTCTGTAATACTAAACATCTTCTTCTCCTTATCATAAGTATATAATAATATTCATATTGTATCAAGTAAAAAAAATAAATTAAGAAGCATATATCTTCTTAACATTTTCCAATCCAATCCAAGGCTGATCCACCTCTCCTACTTCTTTCTCAACCTGCAAAGGAACTATAAGCCAACTCCCCCACTTATCTGCCACATGACCAAGGGCCTTTGACATCACCATATCTAAATCCTCTGAATACCCAGGATCATTCGAAAAAACTATCGAATCATGGATCTGTCCTACAGGCTTTGTAGACCATCTTTTTATCCTTCTCATAGTATAATCAATTGTCTCCAGATTCACATGAAACGCAGTTCCTTGAATAGCAAGATTATTTACCTGATTTTTCCTCATAATACCACCAGCCCTAAAACCAGTATAATATTCAACATATCCTTTTTTCTTATACCAATTCCAATTATCCTCTTTCCACTGAGCATAATCAGGAAATCTCTTGTTCCAAAACTTAGCTTCAACCGATTCCATATGCTCTGTAAAATCCTCAAGATTTCTTATTCCAAACTCTCTAAGATGTTTTCTTGACTCCTCATCCATTCTTTCCCATATACTTATTGCACAATTAACAAAATAATCTCCATAAAACTGAGCAAACACAAATCCATTCTTAGCAAGATATCTTTCCAACTTATAAAGCTTTTTCATTTTAGGATTCTTATACTCTGATTCATCCCGAATAAATATTTCCTTAGCCTGATCTTTGTGCATATCTGAAGATTCATCAGTCACATAAGCCAACATATTCCTGTCCTTGTGATAACAAACAGAAATCCCTACCTCTATAGACTTAAAGTCAAAATCCTCAAATCGATGTCCTGGAAACGGGAACAACCCACTTCTCGTAATCCTCTGAGCATCTTCATCCCTTTTAGGAATATTTTGGAAGTTAATATAACTAGAGCTGCTTCTATACGAACTGACAGTATTAAGATTAAAGAAACAATGGAGCCTATTATCCTCAGAGATCTCTTTCAAAAACCCATCCAAGTATGTACTTTCAATCTTTACCCATCTCCTGTATTCAAGAATATCCTTTGCTATCGGGTGATCTATTTTTTCCAAGACCTGAACACTTGTCCCCTCCTTCCCTTCAGGGGGAACAACCCCTTCCATGTCAAACAAAACCTCTTTAACCTGCTTAGGAGATCCTGGATTAAAATCATCAGGAACATTCTCATAAGAAAGCAGTCTACTAACTACTTCAATTTTCTTCTCTCCTGCTTTTTTCTTCTGTTCCTTATAATAATCCATATCAGCAGGAATCCCATTTAACTCTATCTTAACAAAGTTTCCTGTAGTTCTATGAAACAAATCATACGCATCATGGAAATCTTTTATTTTTGACTTCTGTAACTGATACAACTTGTATGTATACAATGAATCTTCACCACAATATTGCAAAAGAGTATTCTTCGGAACCTCTCTCAGTCTATTAAAACCATTCCCTCCATCAGCCTTAATATATGGCTCAATCTCATCATTATATCCAGCTACACCAAAGTTCACATACGTTTGAAACTTTAGACCTGTCACTCCCCAACGATTATCCAAAATATGAGAAGCAATCATAGTATCGAAATACCAATTTTTTACTTTTGTTCCAAGAAGAACCCTGGACCAATTTTCTTCAAACTTCATATTCTGAGCCACTTTTTTTACATCTGATCTCAAAAACTTCTTAAGCTTTTCAATCACATTCTTGTTATCCAACATAAAAGCATAAGAAAAAATCCCATCCGAAATACTGACACAAAGAATGTCATGACCCTTATTATATGGTTTCAATCCTGTAGTCTCATAATCAAAAGATACAACACCCCTTTCCATCATCTTCTCTATAGCATCTATTATCTCTTCTTCTTCTTTCAAAACAAAGACATCAGAACTATAATTATGTACATACATCTTAGCATGATGATTCACAGCTTCTTTCAAATGAGATCTGAAATATAAATCATACACCGGATTATCAGCATTTCTCAGAATATAAGCTGGGTGAAAAACAGGAAAAATATAAGCCTCCAAATCTTGATCCGGGATAGCTCGACCTACCCAAACCCCCAACTTTCCTATCGATACCTTATGTCCTATTACACCTTTCAGTCCTGTTCCAAATGTAATAATTTTTCTCGGCTTATACTCTTCAATCAATTGATACAAATACCGTCTACACTGTTTTATCTGATTATCTGTAGGAGTTTTATTTCCTTTTGGACGGCATCTACAAGCATTTGTCCGAATACAATCTTCATCCATATCAATGCCCACTTCACCCAACATCTTTGCAAGATAATTCCCAGACTTTCCTACAAACGGTATTCCTGTCTCATCTTCTTTCCTACCTGGAGCCTCACCAACAAGAAGAATCTTTTTCTTTCCTTGTCCATAAGGCTCCATATATGGTGTAATACAGCCCCGGTCGAGCTTACACTTCCCACAACTCAAAGAAGCATTCTTCGATGGAGAAACTGTCATCTCTTCCTCAGAAAACATAAAACCTTGCATTATTCCTCTTCCATACCCATAACTAGAGCTGTATAATTTCCAGCTCTCATATAAATCTTCTTTCCAGACCCTGCACCATAAACAGATACATCCATCTGGTCCTCTTTCATCGCTTCCACAAAGAATCTATAATTCACAGCAAACGTAACATCTTCTCCAGAGAACTCTTCTTCCATATCGTGATGATACAGAATCTTTCCCATATCATTCTCGCTTCTAATAGTAAACTCACCATCCTTCAAGCCAATAAATACCCTCCCTCCCGGATAGACATTATCTTGAAACAGCTTTACTATCTCAGATCCAGATAAAACCTCTCTTTCCAGAACAAACTCGGAAATCGGATCCTGATCATTCATAACCTTCTTATAATTAGGAAACTGTCCTTCAATATAAGCACCACCCACAAGTCCATCAGCCCCAGAAAACCAAATCCACTTTCTATCCTGATCTATCCAATAAGAATCCAGCTCCATTTCTTGAAACACCACTACAAGATCTTTCGATATAATTACCTCAGGCATCTCAGTATCAAGAGCATACATTCCAAGCCTTCTACCATCAGTAGCAGCCATCTCCTTTCCATTTACATAAATACCAGTCATAACGTATCGAGTTATATCTTCAGATGCAAAATCTATACAATGAGCAAGAGCCACTCGAAAATTACCGGGAAGTGAACTGAAATCGTTCAGATCAGGTTCATGCATATCCGGGTACTGCTTTGGATCAAACCGAACAAAAGAAGCCTCATACTCTCCAGTCTTAATTAAAACCGTATCCCCATCATCCTCAATACTAACCTCTTCATGCCGTGTTTTACTCAAAAGAATTGAAAACTCTTTATAGTTCAAACACACATCCATCTTAAGATCATCTACTGGCACAATTATCTGCTTTCTCATATCAGTAGCCACTATCGTACTTTCCCTCAGCCACACTTTTGACAAAGGAGACGTATCCGAATTAGCCACAACACATTTTTTCATTTTACCAAGAGCCTTACTTAGCTCCTTTCTTTTTACTACTGGCATCATAAACTCCTTTCACCTTTTTCTTCCACCGTGAATCCATACATGGCTTTCCTATAGATAGACACTGAGTTACTACAACCTCATCTGTCTCCAACGATCCATCATGCCTCTCAAGCCACAAAGCAAGCCTCATCAATCCCTTCCCTTTCTCATCCTTATCCTGATTAAGCCCTATCATCTTTGCGACATGAGCAAGTTTCCTCATATCCTCAGCTACATTATCCGCATATGCATCCCTCCTCAAAGTAGATCTATCTGTCTGGGTAGCAGTAAAATACAAAAGATTCCTCTTCTGAGCCAGACTTCTTGCTTTCTTCCACGAATGATCCAACCGTTGTCTATAATCCCTAGGAGAATCCGGTTCAGGAGCCATTATATCCTCATAGTCCACTATCACCACATCCGGAATAAAATCTTCATAATATTCTAAGTTCTCAAGGTGGATCTCCAAATCTTCATTACTAAAAGTATCTTGGGGATACGTAAGAAGCCGAAACCTCGAACTTGGATTATGTCTTTTGAAGTTTTTTACTGCCTGCTCCCATCCCTCTATAGATAAAGACTCTAACTTCTTTGTCTCATATACAACTCTACATCCCCCATCTTCCATATCCCTAAACTTCGGAACATCAACTTCTCGTTCCTTTATGGAACATCCTGTAAATGATTGAACAAGCCTCTTTATACACTGATTCTCCAACATTTCAAGAGAAACAAATAAAACTGATAATCCATCAGTCAAAGCAGCTATGGCAAAAAACTGCAACCACCAACTCTTTCCCCTCTTAGGAGGACCAGCAAGGGCTACAAGATCACCTCTATGAAAATCTCCAACTAACTTTCCAAGATCCCCATTTACCCTCAACAACGTTTCATTCATTTCGGATATTGCGTTTGCTACTTTCTGAATATCCTCTAATACATCTACGCCCTCACCACGAGGACGCTCTAACCGCTCAAACGTTACTACCCTATTCTCTGCCTTCGCTATATCCCCTTCTTCCAAATCAGCTTTTACAGAAGCCACAAACGAACTTAATTTCCTTTCTTTTAAGTAAAACTCAGCATTATCCAAATGGAACTTATCATTATAAGACTCCATCTTCTCTACTTTCTTAGACATAGAGACTAAAAACTTTTCAATATACTCAGTCTCTTCCTCTGAAATATTCTCTTTTTCACCATCAAAAATCGATTGAATCTCTCCCTTCGGAGACTCCTCATATCCACTATAATAATCCAAACACCATCGAGCTACTCTTTTTGAATACGGATTCCTAAACAATCCTATATCAAGAACAGTACGAATATCCCTCAAAAACCTATCTGAAATTATCATCCCTAACAGGATATCTTTTTCTTTATCTACAGCTACTTTTCTACGTTTCATACACCAAGCTCATCCTTTATTTTTTGAGCTTCTTCAATAGACAAAGAACCAGGATCTTCCTGTTCAATTTCTATTATCTCAGTATCTACCTCTACCCCATCCAAGAGAACAGCCAACTTCTCTGCTGCCTCTTCTCCAGCATCATCTCGGTCAAACAAAATAAACACATCATCTAAAAGCTCCGACATCAAAGTCAATTGCTTCGCAGTAAAAGACGTTCCGAACGTAGCACAAGCCCCATCTCCAAACTTCCACACATCCACCACACCTTCCATAACAATAGCTTTCCGTTTATTACAGGAATCTATGTTATACAAAACATCCTTAGCTGGAATAATAGAAACATTATCCGGACAAGTAATATACCTGGGCTCCGCATCAACTATTGTTCGTAACTGCCAACTCACTACATACCCATTAAAATAAATTGGAATTACTATTCTATTCCTATAATCTCCAAACCTCTCTGTACCCCTCAAATCAAACTTTCTCACTACCTCCTCATCAAATCCACGATTTCTGAGATACCTCATATGACGTTCTTCAATCACATTCCCTGGAACAAAGAACTGCATCTGTTCCTTCTCTACAATATCAGGAACCTCAACAGAATCCGAGTCAAACTGCTGAAAAACATCTATAGCTTTTGAATATGAAATACCAAGTAGATTTTTAATTACCCACGGAATAGAACTTGAACCACATCTCCAACAATTATAATAAACACCCGATAGATTAAACCCACCATGATTACTATGATCATCACACAAAGGACACTTTATATTTACCCACCCATCCTGAACATTCTTTCCCTCACGGAACTTCTCTATTCCATAAGAATCAAGAAACTGAATTACATCAAACATCTTTAGAAAAACCCAACAAACGAGAAACCTTAGACCACATTTCAGATCTTCTATACAACTTCTCACTATTATTTAAACGGGCCTTAAAAAGAAGTATATAACTATGCCGCTTACACCAACTACCAAGCCATCTCATATCCATTCCATCTCCCCTTATTAAGATACTTTAATTATATTTCATTATTACTATTGTGTCAAGTAATAATTTTAACCATTATATCCATTTGCCCTTATAGCTCTTCCCTGTATGTCGGCCTTTTTCATGGCCCTTTCTCTTGCCTTTTTATCTCCACATTTATAATGATATTTCTTTTGAGATCCCTATTAACAGTAACACCCCTTTTTATCTTTCTTTCCACACACTACTATAGGCATAATAACCTCCTTCTAATCTAATAATTCCCAAAAACCATCGTTCACAACATCCGATACCTTTGAAGAAAAACATATTCGATCTGTTCTTTTGATTATGGATCATAATATCCTTGATCAAATAACATTTTGCGTAATGCGTGATATATCTTTCCCGCATCTTCTATTTTTTCACCTTTATACTCCACTCCGTGTTCATCGATTATAAGATCAAACATGATAATTTTAGGTGGAGGCAGTAGTGCAAATGTTATATAAAGACAATCATCATTTTTTATTCGTAATTCATCTTCTTTCATATCTCCTCCTTCTACAATAAGTGTAGAAAATGAAGGATTATAAGGATTACTACCGTAATAAACAACGTAAATGAACAAATACAAAGGGGTCCACTCTCTTTTAACGCAAGGAAAGACGCTACTATTAATATAACATTTATTAAGATTAATAATACTATTAAGGTTATTACATTCATTCTTCTCTCCTTGCCCACTCAGGACGGGGGGTCCATGATTCTTTCCAGCACCTGTCAAAGGGAATGTGATAATCTTCTAAATTGATACAATTCTCAAACCCCCTCCAGTCTTCTATTCCCCTTTCAGGTTTTTCTCTGCAAGCCCACCACTCACCGTCTTTATCCTTTGCAATGCCGATGATATCATTCGGCAGGTGGTCCCAAATTGTCCCAATGGGGCGGTAATGGTCGTAGTTACAACCGTAACTACCAACCAGTTTTTTAAGCGTAGTAAATAAAGGAGTTCCTGTTTCATCATACTTGGAAAAAAAATAAACCAATGCTATATCTTCATCACCATCATCCCACACCTCACAGGGCTGTCCCGGTACAAGCCAGAGGTCACAAATGATTGGTTCCGGTCCACCGTTACACAGTCTTACTTCATGGGTGCAGCTTCCATCGGAATCCCATGTGGTAATATGCCATTCGTTGCCCTGAAGCCAGATCGTTTGGTGGTTTATCCGCTCTTCTGGTAGTACAAGGACATACCTCTTCCCGTCGATAATTGCTTCGTTTTCGTTTACTTCAATTTTCATTTTTACCCTCCAGTGATAGGTCGTCTTTTTTTAGCTCTTTCCATGCATTCATTTTGTCCTGCTTCTATGTATGTGCTCTTCTTCAGCGACTGCAATCAATGCAAACAAAGCATCCCGGCGAATGAACGTCCTAATAAGCAAATTAGTTCGTTCGTTTTTTAAGTCAATCTGGTAGGCATCATTGTTAACTACCTCTATTGATTCAATGTTAATTTCATCACCCATCATT